GCGCTATTGTCCATTGGTTTAAACCTCTGTTGGCCCACTCTGCCAACATTAAATTTAACGACCGCTTTGCCGTTTTAAAATCATAGCCTGTTCGAACCTCCAAGCCGCAACGCTCAAAGGCTTCTTCGACGTACTCAGCTACATCTAGCTCAAAATCCACGCTGTTAGAAACTGCCATGTCATTCCTCGTTGTACAGATTATCGAATATTCGATTAACGTCTAAGGTGTAGTCTAAATCAGATTTAGAATAATGTACATGCTGAGAGGGCTTGAAGTCTGGAGCGCCCTCTCCTGTCTCAAACCACGCAGGATGCGTTACTCTAACGCGATTGTTGGGCAAAGCTACAACATTGCCCGTCCAATCCCCCGCGTTTAATAGCTGCAATACATGAGCCTGCTTGTGTTGCGCAGGATCATCCGCAACATCTGTATCGGTGTAATCTACAGTAAACATGTATTTTGCTGGAAAGAACGTGCCGTCTATTTTGGCTAACCACGGACAAGGAGACGCCCTTTCTAGCACATACGCCGCGTGAGTATGTGAGGGGCAGTCCCAAGGTTGTGCTTCATGTACTGCCATTGGTTTAGGCCAATCCTCTAACGGTTCGTCTGCAACTAAAGCCGTTATGGGCATTCGGGCCCACATAGCTCCGCCATGCACGTTCTCTCCCCCCTCTTCGTCCACCTCGCATCCCGTAAAAATAAGCTGAAAGCTTAAACAACGGTTAGGCATGGTAGTTACGGCTATTGCCATAGCGTGTAAAAATTCACCATGATAACGTTCATGGTTTACAGTATACTCGCGACGAACCCAGCACTTAAAGTGCGGGATATTGCTCTGCAAAAAGGGCATTCAGGTTATTTTCTCTTAACCGCGCCGCCTTTAGCATAACCCTTTTTCTTCATCATTGCGCCACCCATGCGGCGTTTTACTGCGCCGCCAGCCTTCATCTTTTTAACGGCACCACCCGCTTTCATCTTCTTTGCTGCACCACCCTTGGCGTAACCTTTTTTCTTCATGTTAGATTTCCTCATCTCTCCGCCTGTGGCGGCGCGTTGTGGTTTAGCAGTCTTTGCCGCAGCGGCAAAATTTGCTGCCGTGGGCGCACCCTTTGTTCCCGGTTTTCGCATGGTTTCTTTTGATCCGGCAGCAATGCGCTTTCGTTTTTTATGTATGTTGTCGTATAAACCTGTTTTAGCCATTAGCACTTCCACCTTTTTCTAGCCTGCCGCAAACGACTGTTTGGGTCTTTAGCAGCCTTTGGAAACTTCTTCATCTGACCCGCGGACCGCGCACAGTAAGACTTGCGCCGCTTGGAATCTTTACTGCCCGCTTTAACCTTGCCCGTCACAGCCTTTTTTATCTTAGACCCCGGATTGGCTTTTCTGTGTGCCGCTAAACCCTTGGCACTCATTCCCGCACCGTCTTTAGTATTACGGTAATTTCCGCCCTTACCCGTTGTTTTTGGTATTGGTTTATCGCCAGACATAAAAACCTCAGTTAAAGAAAACAGTTACATCCGAAACATTGGTTAGAACAGCGAAACAACCGTCAGGAAATAACATCCCCTCATCGGGAATATACACATTGTCATCCGTGTTGTCAGCAAACGCAAAGGTTAGCTGCACTGCCCCGTTTACGTCTTTGTTCCTAAGAACTAACGCCGGACTTGTCCCACACTTGTAATGAATGGCTTTTACTCGGGCCCTGCCCGCAAAAACGGTGCCCGAAGCAGTTAAGTTGGTTGCTTTTACATCTGAAGCCATTGTTTTAGCCTTTTAACTGTGGAAGATGGTCACCGAAGTACATCCTGTAAACGTAGAAACAAATATGTCACTTACACGAATGCCGTCATCAGGAATGTTAACAGAATGCGTAGAAGAAGCATCTAAATCCATGTCCAAAACTACCGCGCCGCCGCTCCCGTCCGTAACCGTAAACCTCGGCGTCCCTGTCGTAGTTTTGACTTGAACTTGCCGTATTCGGGCGGGCCCTAGACCCGCCGAACCCGTTGCAGTTAAACGCTTAGAGCGTACATCAGAGCCTGCCATCTAGTTACCCCTAAGCGTTGTTGCTCTGAGCATACACAACCGTTACAGCGCCGACACCGTTGCCAGTATTAGCTGTGGTCACAATCAAACGGTGATCGCCCGTGCCTGTGTTTAGCCATTTTGCTGTGCGGGTTGCATCAGTACCGGGACTAGCCGCGACAATACCTACAGCGTTGCCTTGGATCGCGCCCGCCGCTGTCAAAGAAGTGGCTGCACCTACGCCGCCTAACCCTAGAGTTGTAGCCCCACCGCTCCAAGCCGTGGTCACAGTAATATCAATAGATATCAACTGGCTGTTGGCTGGAATTATAATGTTTGTAGTTGTGGTTGTGGCAGTCTGGTCAATCGCTGCTGTCTGAGACATTGCAACAAAGCCTGTGTTCTTCATGTCTGAACCAACAGTCGTTCCAGTGGTGTTTTTAATGGTTCCGGCCTTAATAGGGCCTGAAAAAGTAGTCGTACCCATGTCAATCTCCTGTCTGGGTTTAGTCAAGCACAGGGTGCGCTTGTCAGGGAATAAATAACGTATAACACAAATTAACCAAAAAGAAAGGGGCCCTTTGAACAGGCCCCTTCCAAACTAAAACCGCTATTAGCCGTTTTTACGCTGCGCCCGGAGTTCCGAACACTGAACGCCAATCGGAAACACCGAACGAATAACGCTCACGAGCTTTAAAGCGCATGTTTCCAGTATCAAAGTCACCTTCCATTGCGGTTTTAATAGCCGCACGGTTGAAGTACTTGAAACCGTTTGGAGCGTCGGTCTTTATGAAGTACGCGTCGGTATCTGTGAGGAAGTGGTTTACAACCGCGCCCTCGGGCAACATACCCATGTTCTTCATTGCGTTGTTGTCGTTGTCCGCTGTTCCGCTACGCAGATTAGAGTTCAACACACGTTCCGCAATAAACTGAAGCTCTTTTGGAATAACCAGCTTCGTTCCGCGAACCGCAATCTTCAAACCACGCTCGTCGGTAAGACCCGCAATGTCAATCAGCATTTGCTCCAACGAAGTTTCGTTGAGGTCTGCTGCTGTAGCCAGAAGGTTAGTCTGGTTACCCGACAGAGAAGGGTGTGCGTTAGAACACAAGGCCACACCGTCGCCAATCGCATTCGCACCAGCCAAGAACGCGTTGTTCAGGATAGCTGCGGCTTTGATTTGCTTGGTTTGAGCCATCGACCGTGCCAGAGCTTTCGTGTACCGCGAAGCAAGACGATCATACAGATTGTCCTCAATCGCTTCCTCGGTAATCGAAAACGCAAGCGCAATGGTTTCGTGTGTGTAACGCGCCGTGTAGGTTTCCCGTGCCTCGTCAAACGAGATAGCAGTGCCCTCGCCTTTTGACGGTGCTGTTGAGAAACCTCCGAGCATAACTTCTTCTTCGAACGCCCGATCCGAGCTTTCTTCATCAAAGATTTCACTATGTTCGTTTTCATAACGACCATATTCCAGACCAAACAGCGCGTTAAGTCCGGGTTCTAGCTCTTTCGCTAGTTGTGCGCGAGAAATAGCCATTTGTTAGCCCCCTTCTTAAACGCCTGTCGAGGTCGCGGTAGTCTGCGAATCGAAACGGCTGGTGGGTGAATTGAAGTGAGCATTGATGCGAACTAGCATCGGAATACCCGCGGAAGTGAAGTCACTATTAGCCTCATCGTCCGAAATACCTACAATGCGAAGTGGAAGCGTTGCAGTGGTATTAATGGTACTAACTCCAAGCGCAGAGTCCGAGCTACCTGTTGCGGTAGAACCTGTCCGTGCAGAAGTTCCTAGAGACGCGTTAGCGAATACAGCGGCTTGCGCAGTAGCCCGATCAGTCAAAGAAGCGTCAGACGCGACCTTAAATACTTGCATCGGATTGTCTGCAACAAAGGCTTTGACAGGATGGTTTGTGTCTACAGACACAGCACCCGATCCGGGCCAGTAGCTGATGAACACAGGCTTTTTCTGTGTTGCATCCATGTACTCTACGCCCATCAGTACACCGAGTGCTTGCGTAGTACCACCACTGGTGGCACCCGCATAATCAATAACGCCCGCCGACAAAGGGACGACAAGACCATATTGATAAATAGCATGGGTGTTGTTGGAAGCGATTTCATACTGAGTTACCCCAGTTGAATTAGTTGCGCTTCCCACTAGACCGACAGGACGAAGACCATAGGCAGTTTCTTGATTTGCCATTTGATATTTCTCCTAGTAAGGCGGCTTACTTTATAGGACCGCCAAAGGTTATACGGGACTGACGATCAGGTTTGTTGATCGTCATGGTTGAGTGTGCATTTTCCCGCATCATATCTTGGTCAACTGCTTCCATCTGGTCTTTATTTCGGTTCGCGAAATACTCCGTCCGTTCTGCAATCGTCTCAATAGGAATGCGGGCAAGCATCAATCCGCCAACCCCAAACACACCAGCGTATTTACCTGTTTCAACTACCGGAGACTCAAAGTCAGGGTATTCGTCTTGACGAACAAGTTCCCAACCTTCGCGCATCTTCGCGCTGATGTTCTTCCTATCGTCAAAACCTTGCGTTTCCGCACGAATCCAACGATGCTTGTAACCTTCCGGTGCAGGCGGTGCGTCTAGCATAGACGGGGGAGCCCACGGCTTACGCGCAGCCGTCTTTTCCCTAGTTTTGTTAGCGCGAGGAGTTCTGTCTGTCATAGCCTTAATCCTTCACGTATTTCGCGTATTCGCTTAGTGGCACACCCAATTTCTTCGCTATTGCGACTTGGCTAGGAGTGAGTCTAACCTTCTTTCCAGTGCTGCGCCCAGAGGTACTTCTTGAAACTCCAGCAACCGTCTGTGCGGGCCGTCTACTGGCGTTATTTGCAGGCGTTCTGAACTTTTCAGAAATGCGCTGATCTAACTCATTATAGTAGTCATCGCTCTGCGGGTCAAACCCTTCTTCCTCCACCAACTTCTTGTGGATTCCAAAAGCCGCAAAAGTCATGGCCTCATCTTGACCAAACCACTCGTTCTTTTCTGCCCAATCCTCGGCCTTTCGGTCAGGACGGCGCATCTGTTGTTGCTGCGGTTGAGCCTGTTGCTGCGGTTGTTGTGACGCAGCCTCTTTTTGACGCTCTTGCTGCATTTTAGCCTGAGAAGCCCTGTCGTTCTCTATAGATAGCGACGTTAACTTGCGTTGAGCCTCTACCGCGGCCTGAGTATCACCCAACTCCATAGCACGGGCCATCTCTTTTTCAGTCTGAGCAAGCTGTGTCTCCACACGCGTGGTATATTCGTTAACGTAACTGTTATCCAAGCTGGACATACGCTCTTTTAACGAATTTGCCTCGGCCTGAACCTGCTTTGCGTAGTTCAAAGCCTCGTTTTCACGACGCTCCGCCTCTCTCATCTTCTTTGTAAGACGATTTATGCGCGATTGCGTGGCGCTTTCCGCCTGTTCGAACTGATCCCCTGATTCTTCGTCAACGCTAGGCTCTACCGAAACCTCCGTTTCTTCAGAACTCTCTAGTTCTAACTCAATTTGATCGTTTTCTGCCATCTTTTTCTCCTAGAAATGCAAAATATCTTCAGGATTAGAGATTTTAGCCAAAACCTCGTCGTCGTTAAGAATACGGACCTCGCCACCGTCGATCTTAAACCGCGAACCCGCGTAACGGGCAAACATTACCCAATCACCCTTCGCGCACCACGGACCATCTGGAAACTTGTCCCCGTCCTGATACGCCAGTTCCCCGACCTTCAAGACATACCCAACCTGCGTAGACACAGATTGTTCCTCAACTACTTTATCCGGTAGATATATGCCGCCTTCTGTCTGACCCTTTCCCTTGTATGGGAGAATCAACAGACGCCATCCCGTAGGACTAGGCATTTTTTCTAAAAGAGATTGACCCAACGCCGAAGGGTCTAAAGTTGTCTCTACTTTCTCTTTATAAGCATCTTCTAAGTTCGCCACGCCCTTTTTGGCAGCGGCTAAGTCTATTGCATGTGCTTTAGTCAACACTACGCTCCTGTTTATCTAGCAGGCCCTTGAGTTCCTGTTCCACATGATTCAGGGCCTCTAAGTTGCCCATAAGCTCACGATATTGCTCTAGTGATTTAACGTTGCCGTACTGCATTAGATCGACAACGCCCTGTCTTCTTTCCCTTATAACGCGAAAAACAGCTTCTGCAACGCGTATCTCATCCATTCCCAGATTCTCCCATTTAATCTTATATGGGAAACCTACTTGTTTTTTAGTAAACGTGCAACGAGTCGTCCGTAATTTTTATTGGCAAGCAATATGCAACCGCTCTGTCCGCAGTCGCTATACCGTGAGTGCTGTAACGCTCTACAAGAGCCTCGGCTACCCTATTGCAAACGTTTAACTGGGAAAAATACAGATCATCCACAACTAATTTACGTTCGCCCCCGTAGCCGAGATACAGCATGAGGACGAACGCGTACATTAAAACATAACTTCAAAGTGTGGAGCGTCGATAAAGGGCCTGCGTCCTTGTGATCTGCGAATGTCAATGTAGCTGTTCATTGCATTTTCTGCGCTACCTTCCCACGCACCAATATCATCTATTGTCCACGCCGCGCCCCAACGGAGCTTTACACCCGTAGCTTCCGCGGCTTCTTTCATAGCATCCGCAATCTCGTCGTATAGATTTAATTCCCAACGACCGCCACCATTGCAATAAGCCATCAAATCAACAGCGTTGCCGTCAATGTGTTTTGACTTCATGGTTTGCGAGGCCCCTTTTGCAACCAATGCGCGTTGCTCGTCTATTGTTCTCAACCCGCAGATGACCGAGAAGTCCTGTTTCGTTACGCCGATAGCGTATTTCACGACCGTTACCAGATCGTCGTTGACACCTTCTAGCCTTGACAGGCTTCGCTTTCCTAACTTGTATCCCATAACTACTTCCCCGCATACTTAGAGATTGCTCTATTTCCAAACCAAAACGCTAAGACCGCCGACATGAGTCCGGCTGTTTCTGGGTCCCACATAAGTTCAACCGCTTCCGTCCAATCGCCGCCAGACTGCCCTACTTTAACCATGATAACTACTTTCGTAGCTACGAACAGTCCGAAAAAGGCATAAGTAATAACAGGACGCACAGAACCCCGAAGAGCGTTGATAAATCCTCCAGCGTCGATAGATCGGTCATGCTCATACAACCCCTTCGTTTCCGCGATATCCGCCTGCTTGTCTAACTCAACCAGTTTCATCTCAGAACGCTTCTGCGCCAACTGCGTTTCAAGCTGCATCATCTCCATACGATGCTTCTGAACCTGATTAGCCTTAAAATAGCTAAGTACCTCGGGCAGAAAAGAACTCCCAAAGCCCAGCAAACTCCCTAATAATGCCATCATTTCTCTGATCCTAACCATACGGCGAAGGCACCTGTCATAGCACCCGTTACGGTTGCAGTAAGCGCAGTAGCTTGCGTACTAACAACATCCTGCGGTAACGACATAAACCACTCAATCACCCTGATATACATAACCGTCATTACCAACATCATAAGCCGAGGCATAACCTTCCACGCCAAAAACTTCTCCATAGTCATTAGAAACCTCCTTTCAGGCCATCTAATATCTCCGATAAACTAGGGCGTTTATCTTTCTTCTCATACAGACAACTAAAAACCTTCGGGCATTCGGAAAAACTCTTCGTAGGGTAGTGATACCCCAAGCCACCATATCCCGCTGTGAACCTATAAACACACACCTTTTGACCGTTTTCGGCTGTAAACCGCTTCCATAAGTGACACTGAACATGCGTTGGATTAGCTACTCCAGCAAGAGTTACAGACAAAATAAGAACGCTTATCATTGCGTAACCAATACTATTAAATACATACCACCGCCTAAAACGCCAATTATACCAAGGCTTAACGCACCAATGGCCATGTTGTTCTGTATCTGGCGCTTGGCTTCCATAGCCGCGTAAACAGTCTCTTCCCGTTCAGCGCGTATCTTACGGCGCATGCCCAGCATCTCATCGTAAGTCCCCAAGCCAAACCTATAGTCCAGCATGAACTTAATTTCTTTTTCTTTTTCAAGTAAGGTCTTCTTACGGATCACGATATCCATAGCTTGCTGCTCTATGTTATCGGTTCCGTGCGTCTTCTTATCCAACCACGTTGGGTTTTTACGTTGAGTCTCTGCCCTGCTTATATCCGCAACAGCACAGTACCAT